AGATGACGAGAGGCCGAAAGACGACGCACGGATGAGTGGCGCCCGAGTCTTGCGAGTCGCTTTGAGCGACAATTGTCCATCGGCAAGAAAATACGACTAGCAGATCGAGGAGACTATTCTATTCTTTCATTCGGTCGGAATCGACATTGCCATGGTCACTCGCTGTTACAAAGGTTCCGTGAAGTCTTATTCGGTTACGCCACTCTGCCGGACGCGGATTTCGATGCGGCGGCGCTCCTTCACGTCGCCGCCCTTGCTGCCGTTGGATAGCTTGCCATCGACATCGATTACCTGGGCGGCGGAAAGCGGAAGAATCGTAAGATTCTTGAGTCGATCGTCCTTGCTGAGAATCTGTACTACGGCCAGGGCACGGGCGAAGCCGAGGCCGACATTGTCCGCGGCGTTGAGGCGCGCAGGCGACTCGCCCTTGGCGAGGACGTCGATGGACATAGTGTCGAGGTTCGAGGGAATTCCAGGAGGAATAGGTTGCTCGTCCGTATTGCCGACGATCTCGACCACGTCTGTCTGAAAGCGGGTGACGAGTTCGAGTATCCTGGGCACCACGTCTCGCCTAATCTTTGCTTCAAACGCCGGGGACACTTGCGCGCTGCCCACGAGGAAGAACTCGCCATCTGCTTCCTTGATCTTGATTATCGGCGGCCAGTTGTGACGGCCGAGCGCACTCAGCTTCTTATCGACCGCAATTGCCTTGCAGTCAGCAGCCGGGATGCCGAGCCTTTCACACGCGGAGGCAAGACGTAGCGCCTCGAATTGCAGATCGGCCGGAGCCGCCGCCGGATCAGGGCGCGTTGACTGGCGGCTCGAATTCTGTGGCGGAGTCTGGTTCGCCCCATCGGGCGCAACTCGGACCCATCCTTCCGGCAGCGGCTTCGCTTGAGGTGCCGTGTTGCTTGCCGGCGAAGGATCGCCCAATGGTGGATCGTCCGGCGTCGCCTTCGGATTAGCCGATGCACTTGCTTCGTTCGGTGGAGTTCCCGGTCGCAGCGGCGCATTCGCCGAGTCGATGCCAACGTTGCGCGGTCCGAGGCTCGAACCCGGTGAGCCTGGCAACTCAACGTATGACGTGTCGGCCGTGGGCCGCCTTGTCTTCGTGTCGATTTCGCCGAGCAAGAATGGCACGAAGAGGAGAAGCAGGCAGAACACCAGCAGCAACACGACCTCGGCGACCGTAAAGCCGAAGACCACGCCCCGCCGGTACGCCCTGTCGTCGGAGCGTATGATTGTCATTGGATCAGACCGCCTGTGGGGTCACACGGGGCGCTGCGGCCTCGCGCAACCGCTCCTGAGCGGCCGCCAAAGCGTCCACCTGTGTCGAGAGGCTGCGCGCGGCCCCTTCGGCATTTGCCATGTGGCCGGCCAGCGTGGTTTCGGCAGTAGCAAGGCGCGAGCTTGCGTCGGCGATGCTGCGCACGGCGGTGCGCAGCGCCTCGGTGACGGCCTTCACTTCTTCTTCCAGCGCCTTGAACGCCTGGGTACCCCCTCGGGCCTCTTGCAACGCGGCGGCCAGCTCTCCCATACGTTCTGAGAAATTCGAGGTTGCCCCGGTGCTGCCTGCCAGCGCCGCCGCGGCCCGCGCCTCCTGCTCGGCCATTTCGCTACCAGCTTGCTGGCGCTGCCGGTAGCTATCGGCGACTTTGCGGGAGGTCACCTCAATATCCGACAGCGCTGTATTGGCGCGCGCCAGAGTCTCGTTCAGCGCGCCGATAGCCTTCATCGTCGCCGCCGTCGCGTCGCGAAGCTTGCCGGTCGGGATTTCCGCTGATGCGAGGTCGGTCGCTAGCTTTCCGATGCTGTCGGAGAGCGTCTTTGTCGAATCGCGCATATCCTCGGTTCTCTTGTGATGCTCTCCAACGACCTGCGTCATCTCGAAGACGTAGTTCTTCAGGCGGTCCTCAGTCGTCCGCCGGACCTCAGCCAGCATACTGACAGAGGCCTGCATTTGCCCGCTGAGGGCGCGGGAATACTCAATCAACTCGCGGCGCGTCGCTTCCTCGATGTCGTGCGGGTCCTCGCGAAGCTGGCTTAGCGAGACTCGGCAGATGATGCCCGTGATCGTCGTGGACAGAGCGAGCCCAAAATCACGCACGACGCCGACGCCGAACTCCTGTGCCGGGGTGCCTGGGCGGATCTCGTACAGAGCGACACCCAGCGATACCAAGGTGAAGATGAAGCCCATGTAGTAGCAATTGTCGCCGGCCTGATCGTAGCGCAGCCGGAACCGCGTGCGCGAGAGGGTGAGTAGTGCGTAGGCAACGATCACGACAATGGGGATGCCGATACGGTAGTAGATGGACAGCGGGGACAGCTTGAGGCCAATGATGGCAGCGCTGCCGCCGAGCAAGAACAGGAACAGCACGCCACGGTCGAGCGCGAGACGCCGTCGTTCACGGATCGCCAAGCCTCTGTCGGAGACATTGTCGGACATCTCAGCTCCGGCTCATTGAATCTTGTGCAGCCAGGCGTGGCTGCCCCTTGCTGCTCCCGCAGCCGTCAGCAGTGAAACCCAGAATCGGGCGAATTCCTCGCCCTGCAAGTCCGAGCGCGAACCGGGAATCACGAATGCGGTCACCGCCACGTCTTGCAAGTTGGGCATCGCGAGACGGCTCGATGGCGTGCGCCGCCATGCCTCAAAATTGGGTTTGCTCGTGAAGAAGCTGAGGGTTCGCGTGTTCTGCAGGAGATCGGAAACCACGAGCAAGCGCTTCCTGCTGTCGACCATGGCAGGCGACGAGAACACCTGCGCGCCGATCCCGTAAAGCGCCTCGATCACCGGCGACTGCTTTGCTTCCGGAAAGCGTAGGCTGCTTTCCACGATGTCGCGCACCGAAGCGTAGAAGCGGGCGTGCTGCTTCTTCACCACCTCCACGTTCTTGTAGAGATGGTCCCACTTTGCAGGCGGCCCCGGATTGCACATCGACAGGACGCTCGACAGGGAAAGCTGCACGTCACCGACCTGATATGTGTTCGCCGCCCCATCGCCGAATGTCCAGACCTCCACGCGCGCATGTTTCATAAGCTCGGCGTCTGACCCTTCCAGGTCCGTCTGCATCTGCGTGAGAAGCTGATTCGCTACGGACTTGCGTTGCAACTCTCCGATCGGGTCCGTCTGATCAAGCAGCACGACATAGGTGGCGGGTGGACGCCAGCCCGCTTCCTTCGGACAAAGCGTCGACGGGTTGAGCTCGAGCTGGGTTGAACGTTCGGACTGGTAAAGCCAAGCTGCTCCGCCCGCCACGATCAGCGCCAGCACAATCAGGATGCCACCGACGATAGTGCCTATGGAGCCTCGTTTGGGACCGAAGAGCTGGCTGCGCGGAATGGCCTTACGTTGTTGCCGCGCCATGGTTGGCCTCCGCCTTGCTGAAGTCGCGCAGCTTGTCGTATTCCCCTAGAGCTCTGTTGAATGCCTCGAGCAGCTTCGCCTGTGACTGGGCAATTGCCGCCAGCAGCTCGTCGCTGGCGCGGCGTCGCTCGTCCTTTGCGTCATCGCCTGGCACGATCTCTTTCGGCCAGCCAGACTGCCACACGAGAGCAAATCCCTTGGGCGTTGGATCCGTACGCGCAGCCCGGTTTGCTTCGCGATATGCCGAAAGCAATCCCTCGGCCGCCCGTTGCAGCGCTTCGAGGTAGCCGTTGTATCGGTGAGTAAGACGGGCCCGCTCAGAGACGATCGTCCCGTATTCCTCGTCGCGACGGCGGATGTCAGTGATGCACTCCCGTAGCTCGCTGATGGCTTGATCTTTGCGGTCTTGCAGGCTGCGGACGAGGGCGTCAATCAGCGAGATGTATTCCTGTAAGCGGGATTGGTAGCGCGTGTAGAGCGCGCCGTAGCCCGGGAATGGATCCAGCCAGCTCAGTCCCTTGTATGCCGCATAGCTCACCACGACGAGGCCAACCAGCACCATCAGGTAAGACTGAAATCCGAGCAGCTCGTACTTATGGCTCAGCAAACTCTGCAAGGCCGCCTTCGACGACTCCCGCATGAAGTTCTCGGAGTCAGGCGGTATCGTCGAGAAGGCGTCGCGGTAGTGAGCGGCGAAAAAGTTGAACGTGAGCGCTAGCGCAACAAGCGCGGCTGCCAAAATCGCCATGCTGAGCTTCCAGAAGATCGACGGCAGGCGGATGTAGCGTAGCGGCATAATGCCGAGTGCAAATCCGACGGCGAGATTGATCAGCGAGATCCCGGCCGCCTCGAAGACGGCGCCGAGCAGGCCGCCTGGATGGGTAGCGCTGAAGAATCCCGAGTTGGCGGCGGTCTCCAGTACGAAGATCACGAATAGGATACCCGTCGCAAGAACCGGATTGCGCTCGGGGGCGGCCAGCCGATTGAGGTCATTCTCTTTCCGGAAGGTCTCATAGGCCGCCTCGGTCGTCACCAGTTCGGCCCGCTTGGCGAAAACCGGATTTGTGTCCTTCCGGACCTCGGCACCGAAGTCCGCTTCGGCGTCGTGAAGCATGGTTTTCACGTCGGGAACGATGGTGCGCAGGTCGACTCGCGCGAGACGGCCATCATAGACCGACATCTGCTTGGAAAAGTTCTCGTAGGCCTCGTTCCGCAGCGTCTCGACGCTGCCTACAACCTCAAGCTCCACCTGGTCGAGACCCGGGAAGTCAGAAGGCGGATCGTTGCGCTTGCCCCGTTCCTTGCCGCGCGCATCGATCTGCAGGTCGGCGCGAATCTTGGCCGCATCGACAGACGCGAAATCCATCAGTGGCTTGACGTCCGCCGTATAGGTGCGGTCGCGTCCGAGCAGTTCTCGAACGCGCTGGAAAACACTCATGGAAGCCTACAGTCGTGAGTTGCAACTCAAGTAGACGAGAACCCTGCCCACCACTAGCAATGTGCATCCAGGCACGACCCAAGTGCAATGAAGATGTAGTCGCTGCAGCGGCGACTCGCGACCCGCGCGGTGGTTCTCTCCCAGTTGGCAGGCTCATCACCACGGCCACATAAAGCGTGCCGTGGCCTACACTAGCCGCTTACACCGAAGTTGCTGCCCAATCGATATCTGCGCGGACTCGGCGGATATCTTCAGTCACGACTCCTCCACTTGCGAGGTCGCTCGAAAGCTCCCGCCCATGCGCCCACCTTCTCGCGACGGGCGAGCGCTTCGTCGATCTGATAGGTAGGGGAACCTTCTGCGACGGCCCATCCGATTTGAACCATTCGCAAATTGAGATCGGTTTGGCCGGCCCAGCAGTTGACCAGTGGTCGACGATATCGGTCACGCTCCCTGCCGTAGCAACGCACGACCTGGTCACCGATCAGGCCATCGAGTGCCTGCGCGGCTTTCAGTCCGCAGGCGTACTCCTTACCCTGGGGGCTGGTGCAATTCTGCGCCGCCTCTAGTGCATCGATATCCAGGAGCCGTAGCTGGCTCCCGTTGATGAGGATCGTATCTCCGTCCACGACCTCGGCCCGACCGATCCACGAATCTTCGTCGACCGGTGTAGGAGGCACTGCTGCCGATTCGAGAAGCCAGAACAGTAGAAGCCATCGCATGTCATCGAAGATAGCACTTCTACCTATGCGGGCTATCGATCAAGGGTTGCAATCGTGCAGCCAAAAGTCGCTGTCTGCTTGGGCCACCAGGTGGAGAACGGCCTCATCAGGTCGTCAAGCGCCGGGGGATTACGTTCCTTCCCCGAAACGATGCTCTCGACCAGCGCTGGATCCAAGAGTGTCAATCTCAGGATTCGACTGACGTAGGACGGATTGATCTTCTCGGCCTTCGCGATTTCCTTGATCGTCGAATAGCGGCCGGCCTCGAGCATGCTCTGCCACCGAAAGGCGCGCGCGATCGCCTTTATGAGCGTGCTCTCGACCTGAGGCATCGCGAGCGGCACAGGCGCTCCGTCCGGAGCGAGGACCAGCTTGCGCCCTCCGCGCCGGTGAACCGCGAAAGGGACCTTGACGGTGACGACGGAGGGATCTGACGTGGACATCAAGCGGCCTCCCGGCATCCAATAGTGCCGAGTTCGCTCACAACGTGACCGAGCCCCTGCGTTCGCAGTTGCAGCTCAAGTCCATCCGGTTTGAGGTCGATCCTTTGAAGCAACAACTGGATGATGCGCGTCTGCTCAGCCGGGAAAAGCTCTTCCCAGAGCGGGTCAAGCCGCTCCAGTGCATCTCGAACCGTCGTCTCCGGAAGGCCGGCCTCCAAGACTTTCGCCTGCCGCCAAGTCGCCATGACGACCTCGGGCGACTTCAGGAGCGCTCTCAGCTGGTCTATGACCGCAGCCTCGATGGAGGCTGCCGAGACGCGTCGGATCTGCGTATCCCCGACTTCACCCTTCAACACGGCTTGACAGACGTAATAGCGATACAGCTTCCCGTCGCGACGGGTGTGAGTTGGGCTCATGGCGCGCCCTGTCGGACCGAATAGCAGGCCTTTCAGCAGTGCAGGCGTGGACGCCCGCGAACGGCACGCCCGCACCCTTGGGCTCTCGCGCAGGATCGACTGCACCTTGTCCCAGAGAGACTGGCTGATGATCGCGGTGTGTTCGCCGGGGTAGGCCACGCCCTTGTGGACGGCGAGGCCGATGTAAACCTGGTTGCGCAGGATGCGGTACAGGTTGCCTTTGTCGATGACGCGTCCGCGATGGCTGCGAACGTCTTCAGACCTGAGTTTCTGAGCGAGAATGGTCGCCGAGCCAGTCTTCAGGAACCGTTCGAAGACCATGCGTATGGTGGCGGCCTCGCCATCATGAACAACGAGCTTCCGATTTTCGACTCGGTAACCCATTGGCACGTAGCCACCCATCCACATGCCGCGCTTGCGCGAAGCCGCGACCTTGTCGCGTATACGTTCGCCTATCACCTCGCGCTCGAACTGGGCGAACGATAGAAGCATGTTGAGAGTAAGACGCCCCATGCTCGTGGTCGTGTTGAAAGACTGCGTGACGCTGACGAAGGTCACGCTCGTCCTGTCGAACACTTCCACCAGCTTGGCAAAGTCCATGAGCGAACGGCTCAGCCGGTCGATCTTGTAGACGACCACGACGTCGACGCGACCGGCCTCGATCTCGGCGAGGAGGCGCTTCAAGGCAGGCCGCTCCAGTGTGCCGCCGGAAAAACCGCCATCGTCGTACTGCTCTGCAAGCTCGACCCAGCCCTCGGCTCGCTGGCTGGCGATGTAGGCGCTGCAGGCCTCGCGCTGGGCGTCGAGGCTGTTGAACTCCATGTCGAGCCCTTCCTCGGTCGATTTGCGCGTGTAGATCGCGCAGCGGAGCTTGGTGACGAGCGGCTTTTTCATGCCGCGCTCCGGCGATTCTTGAGACCGAAGAAGACCAGCCCATTCCAGCGTGTGCCGGTAATCGCCCGGGCGATCGCCGAGAGCGACTTGTACGGCCGGCCCTGCCATTCGTAGCCGTCCCGTAGCACCGTCACGGTGTGCTCGACGCCCTGGTAAGCGCGCAGGAGACGCGTGCCGGCGATCGGCTGGTCGCTGCCACGCACCTTTCGGATGGTAATATTGCCGCCGTCGAGCTGCTCGCCCAGCTGTTCGAGCCGGCGCACCGTCTCGGGCTTGAGCCCGCCGTAGGCCAACTCCTGGATTCGGTATGCCAGCCGGCTTTCGAGGAAGCGCCTGTTGTAGGGCGGGGCTGGGGTGTCGAAGAGCGCTTGCCATTGCTCCTTCAGCTTCGGCGTCGACATCGCCTTCAGGGCGGCGACGCGGGCCAATACAGTTTGCTGTTCCTTCATGCCGTTCTCCGTTTCGCGTCGGCATAACCGCTCCGGTCAGGCAGGAAGTCGACGGAACTGTCTCCGCGGTCGGCAGATAGTCGACTGGACTTCCGGGCACGGAGGCGCATGAGGCCGAGCGCCAGGATCTGGCCCAGCTCGGCGAGCCGTTCGGGGACGGTCAATCGATCAGGATGCACTGAGTTCATGGCGATTGGCGCGACCATGACGAAGCCCCGTCGATCGGAACACCAAAATGGAAAGGTGAGCGAAGCCGTGCGGTGAAGAAGGAAGCTCAGCGCAATCCGTCGGAGGTGATGGCCAACGTCTCGGGCGAGGTCTTCTCGAGCGCCACGCCGTTCTCGTCATCGTGGAACGTGACGCGTTCGACAAGGCCCGCCAGCACTTCTTGGGCTGAGGGCTCCTGCTGGGCCGTCACCATTGCTGCTTCTTCCGACGCCAGTCCCACGGCATCTCGAACGCTCCCGACCATATGCCGACCTCGGCGGCATGGGCCCGCTCCTCGTCGGGCACATAGTCGAGCGCGTACTTGCGATAGGCCACCGCCCAGCCGCTGGCGACCATCCAGCGACCGAGATCCTCGCTGCCCTTGAAGCAGATCGCCACGATCCGACCGTAGCGGTCCCGCGATCGCGGCTCGCAGCGCACGACCGCACGCCCGACATGGTCGGACAGCGCAAGCGCCGCCTGCTGCCCGCACCGCCAGGCTGCGCCGTCGCTGCGATTGCATTCCTGGCGACTCTCGGGGGCATCGATGCCGTGAAGGCGCAGCCGAGTGCCATGGATCTCGATCGTGTCGCCATCGATCACGCTGGCCACACCGACGATAGCGTCTTCCGCCATCGCGCTCGACGAAGCCGCCCCGTAGGCTGCAAGCAGCAGGGCGCCGACGAGAACCTTCACCGCGATGCGGTGGAGGGGGGCGCCGGACGCAGCGAGCCTATTCATCGTGCTCAAAGCCTTCTTGCTGCCCAGATCACACGGCCGACAATATTCACCTCTTCCACGTCACGCTCATAGGTCTGGTACTCGGGATTGACCGACTTGATCACGACCTTGGGCGGCTCGGAATGGGGCACGTGCTCGACCCGCTTGGCGACGATGCCCATGCCGTCCCAGATCACGAAGATGCCCGGCGGAACCGGCACGCGCTGGCTGGTGTCGACGAGGATGCGATCGCCGGAGGATAGCAGAGGCTCCATCGAATCGCCGTCGATCGTGACGATGTGCAGGTCGTTGGCACGAGCCCGGAACTCGTGACGGACGACATTGTCCGGGAACAGCCAGGTTTCCTTGGATTCTTCCAGCCCGTCGTTGATGGCGCCCGGCCCGGCCGAGGCGCGGACATCGATCTCGGTCACGGCCGAGAAGCCGTCCACGATCGGCTTGCGCTTGCGCCGAGGCTCGGTGCCGGGAGGGTTGGTCTCGGCATAGGGGCGGGCAGCGGAGTCCGCATGGCGCAGATCGTCCTCGTCGACATCGAGATACGCCGCAAGCGCGACACGGACATCCTCGGGCAGCACCTTGGGCGATCCCCGGTAGACGTACTGATGGACGTAGGCGGCGTTCCTGCCGATGGCGACGGAGGCCTTCTTCAGGTCGCTGCCCTTGTCCTGGAGGAGCTTGAGCACGCGGAGGCGGATCGGGTCGAGGTACATCGGGGAATAAGTCCTTGATCTGCTTATGTAGGAAATATCCTATTTCTTTTGTTTGACGTTCACAAGTAGATTGGAAGATGTTCCAATCATGAGCACGTTGAGCGAACAGTTCAAATCGCGGGTTGAGGCCTTCCTCACCTCGTCGCGGATGAAGATCACGGAATTTGGTCGTGAATCGGTCGGCGATCCGAACTTTGTCGCTAACCTTCGGCGCGGCCGTTCGCCGACGCTCGGCACCGCCGACAAGGTCCTATCCTACATCGACAGATCGGTTCTGAAGGCCGTTCGGTCGTCCGATAGGAGAGCGAAATGACTGACAGACCGATGCGCCATCTCAATCAGATCGAGCTCAGCCGACGATGGTCGCTCAGCCATCGCACCCTGGAACGTTGGCGCTGGGAGAGGCGGGGACCTTCCTATCTCAAGATCGGCGGACGAATCGCCTATCGCCTCGAGGATGTCGAGGCCTTCGAGAGGGCGCGTCTGCGTGACCCGGTCGGATCGGCGGTCGCTGGACGGAGCCCTCGATGAGCAGCGCCGTGCAGTTCTGTGCCTGGATCGCGCAGGCGACCCCTGGGGATCAGTTCGTCTACCATCGCGGCCTGCTTGCACTGGATGCCAGCGACTGTAGCCAGAGCTTCACGGGTCCCGCCCGGCGCGAGCTTAGTCGCCTGGCGCATCGCGCCTGGTGGGCGGCCGAACAGCGTCTCGTTCACCTCGTCCAGCGACGTAACGGGCCCGACGACTTTTCCTACATCGCCATCGCGCGCTGGCATGCCGGCCAGATTCCGCAGCCGCTTTCGTCTGTTCTCCTGAAGGAGGTCACATCGTGACCGACACAACAAATCGCCCGCGATTGGGATCGATCCGGAACTTGCCGACTGGCGAGATTGCCAACCTGCCGGCCGAGCATCTTGCACTGCTGCAGGAAGAAGCGGCTGAGGCGCTCGATACCGCGAGGCAGATGAAGGATCAGGTCGACGAAGCCATCGCGTGTCGCTTCTCCAGCGAGGCCGATGCCCAGCGTCGCGCCGCCGGGAAGGACACCGGCACCGTGCGATTCGATCGAGACGGCGTGACGATCGTGGCCGACCTCCCGAAGAAGGTCGACTGGAACCAGGCATTCATTGCTGGTGTCGTCGAGCGCATCCGCGCCGCGGGCGACGACCCCAGCCAGTATGTCGACATCGCGATCAAGGTGCCGGAGCGCAAGTACGGCGCCTGGCCCGACAACATCCGCGCCGCTTTCTCGCCGGCGCGCACCGTGAAGACGGGCAAGCAGACCTTCCGCCTGACCATCGCGGGAGACGCCTAGGCCCCAGAACAGGCGGCAGGGTAGCCCGATCCGCAAGGACGGGCAGGCAACCCTTCGGCGCCCGGTCAACGCCCCGCCGCCTCCCATTCACACCTTATATATAGAGGAGTTCAGAGTGCCCGTACGCATCATCACCGCCGACGAACGACTGGCGGCCGCCAACAACAAGACCTCGCTGGCCATCTTCGGTCCCTGGGGATGCGGCAAGACCTCCCTGCTTAAGACGCTGCCCGTCAACGACACGGTGTGCCTCGACCTCGAGGCGGGCATGAAGTCGGTCCAGGATTGGCCCGGCGGCAGCATCGCGGTGCGCAGCTTCGGTGATTTCCGCGATCTCGCCGTGCTGATCGGTGGACCCGACCCGGCGGCCGACCCCAATGCCTGGTACAGCGCGCAGCATCATCAGCATGCCCGCGGCGTGTATGCCGGCACGGGCGTCGAGGAATATCTCGCCTCGAAGCCTATCGTGTTCGTCGATTCGATCACCGACCTGACCCGCCAGGCCATGGTCTATGCCAAACAGCAGCCCGAGTCGGTCTCGGACCGCACCGGCAAGGCCGACGTGCGCGGCGCCTACGGCTTGCTCGGCCGCGAGGTGATCCAGGCCCTGAAGCACCTGCAGCATGCCCCGGGCAAGACGGTGATCTTCGTCGGCGTGCTCGAGAAGGTGACCGACGAGTTCCAGGCCGTCAGGTGGCAGCCGCAGATGGAGGGATCGAAAGCCGGCCGCGAGCTGCCCGGCATCGTCGACCAGGTGATGTCGATGCACCTGTTCTCGCGCGATGCCGAGGGCGGCTTCGTCCTCGACGAGCGGGCGACCGAGCGTCGGCTGGTGTGCTGCTCGGGGAACTCGTTCGGCCTTCCCGCCAAGGACCGCTCCGGCCGCCTCGATGTGACCGAGCCGCCCGACCTCGGTGCGCTGCTCGCCAAGATCAACCGCCCGCCGGTGACTTCATGGCCCGCACAGGGGTCTCTCGCCGCCACTGCTTCCACCGCCTGATCCACTCAAAACAGGAGAACGACGATGTATGACATGAACGATGCCGGCCCGCAGATGACGCCTGCCGGCGAGCTGATCCCCGACGGCACTTTCGCCAAGGTCCGCATGACGATCCGCCCAGGCGGTACGAACGGCGCGACGCCGATCGATGCCGGGCTGCTGCGGGCCTCACGCTCGGGCGACGCGAAGCAGCTCGACTGCGAGTTCACGGTGGTCGAGGGGAGCTTCGCGCGCCGCAAGTTCTGGCAGATGTTCACCGTCGCTGGCGGCAAGCTGGACGACAAGGGGCAGTCGAAGGGCTGGAACATCTCCAAGGCCTCGTTCCGGGCCATGATCGACAGCGCGCTCGGCCTCGATCCCAAGGACGAAAGCCCGGGGGCCCGACAGAAGCGGGTGATCCAGGGCCTCAAGCAGCTCGACGGCATCGTGTTCGCCGCGCGCGTCATGGTCGAGCCTTCGTCGGACCCGCAATACAAAGACACCAACAAGCTGGCCAATGTCGTCCTGCCAGGCGAGCCCGCCTATGTTGCCATCATGCGTGGCGAGAACGTGGCGGCCGATCCGATCAACGCCCGGCCGCGCAAGGCGCCCACGGCGAGCGCCCAGGCCCCTGGCTGGAACGCACCGGCGGCCTCTTCCGACAAGCCGTGGGCTGGCCAGGCCGCACCGGTTGGGACGACGCCGGCGACTTCAGCCTCTGCTCCGGCCGGGCCAGCCTGGCTCAACGGTTGAGCCTCGTGACCGACGATGAGTGGCAGGCCCACATGACCAGAGAGGCTGCGAAGGCGATCGGCACATGGCTCGAAGGGCGTGGAAGGCTCCATCAGCCTATCGCGGCACTCACGCTCGCCGATCTGGAGGCCATGGCCACGAACGCGATCTCGCGCTTCGTCGTGCTGGGCATGGAACGCATCAAGCACCGTCCTCCCGTGGGCGGGAGCCCGATGCAGACCTTGCTCGCATAGCACCCTGTGCCCTGTGCGGCCGGGAAGCGCGCGGCTTCGGCTACGTCCACCGGCTGCTCTGGGATCGCTTTCCTCACTATCGCTTCTGTTCGATGCGCTGCCTCGACAGCGGCGCGGCGTGTGCCAGGGAGAACAACGGCATGATCGACAAGACGGCTCGCGAGATGCAGGCGCTGAAGGATGCCCGCAAGCCCTTCGCCGAGGCGCTCACCAATCTCGGGCTGATGGATGCATTCTTCAACCGCACCGCTGCCGAGATCGACGTGCTGCTCGAGGCGGCGGTCACCGGCTTCATCGAGAGCATGCAACGTCAGGGTGGCGGAAAAGGGCGCAACCCGTCGTTCTTCGACGACGACATTCCATTCTGAGCGCGACATGATCGACCTGAATCATGGCTCGCGAGCCGTCTACGCACCCGCCGCCCAACAGACTGTTGGCGAGCGCATCAATGGCTTGATAGATCGGGCGCTACTCGATCGTCATGCGCAGCAGGAACCGCGCGACTACCTCGGTGGCAGCCGGATCGGCGAGCCGTGCGCCCGCAAGCTGGTGTACGAGGTAATGCATACGGCGATCGATGCCGACAAGGGCTTCGATGGCCGAACGCTTCGCATCTTCAATGTCGGCCACCAGTTCGAGACGCTGTCGATCGGATGGCTTCGCGCTGCTGGCTTTGACCTTCGCACCCATCGGCGCGATGGCGAACAGTTCGGCTTCGTCACTGCCGGCGGTCGGATTCGTGGTCACATCGACGGTGTCATCGTCGCCGGGCCCGATATCGGCGTCGCTTGGCCGGCGCTATTCGAGCACAAGGCGCTCAACAACCGGTCGTGGGGCGAGTTGGCCCGCCATGGGGTTCGCCGATCGAAGCCGATCTACTACGCGCAGCTGCAGATCTACATGGCCTACATGGAGCTGGAGCAAGCCCTGTTCACAGCACTCAACAAGGACAGCCAGGCGCTCCACCACGAGATCGTGCCGCTCGACCTTCAGGCCGCCCAGGCGCTGTCCGACAAGGCAGTCGACATCATTCGCGCCGCAGATGGAGGAGAGTTGCCGCCTCGCATCGCCGCCAGCCCCGACTTCTATCTCTGCCGCTGGTGTGCCTACGCCGAGCGATGCTGGGAGACGAAGATATGAGCTTCAGCCCATCGGACATTCAGGCCAAGGCCATCGCCTCGATCAAGGACTGGTTCGACAACCGGGCCGCCGCCCAGCAGGTGTTTCGGCTGTTCGGCTATGCTGGGACGGGCAAGTCGACGGTGCTCCGCTTTGCGCTCGAGGAACTTGGCCTGGATCCACATCGTAGTGGCCGCGACGGAAACTGCGTTCCAGGCGTTGTGACGGCGACCTTCACGGGCAAGGCTGCCCTGGTGCTCCGCCGCAAGGGAACGCCGGCTCGCACCATTCACAGCCTGATCTACAGCGTCCTGCAGGCGACCGACGAGGAGGTCGCGGCCGCGATCGCCAAGATCGAGGAGGCAGAGAAAGCTGCTCGCGCGCTCTCGGGCTTCGATCGAACTGCCGCGGAGGCGGGGATCGAAGCGATGCGGCAGGCCCTGTCCGGCATGAAGAAGCCGCACTTCGCGCTCAATCCGCAAAGCGATGCTGCGCACGCCCGGCTGATCGTCCTCGACGAAGTCTCGATGGTCGGCGAGGAGATGGCTCGCGACCTGATGAGCTTCGGCCGGCCGATCCTGGTCCTGGGTGACCCGGGGCAGCTGCCGCCGATCAAGGGTGAGGGCGCCTTCACCCGAGATGCTCCCGATATTATGCTGACGGAGATCCATCGTCAGGCCGGGGAGAGCGCCATCATCCGGCTCGCCATCATGGCTCGGCAGGGCGAACCGATCGGCTTCGGTCAGCATGACGCTTTCGTCTGGAAGATGCGCAAGATGGACGTCACGCCCGAGCAGGCGCTGCGTAGCGGACAGGTGATCTGCGGCATGAACGCGACACGGCTGCAGCTCAACAATGCGATGCGTACGGCCGCAGGATTTGGCGGCGCCTGGCTACCGAGCGGCTCGGGGGAGAAGATCATTTGCCTCAAGAACCAGAACGATCTCGGGCTGATCAACGGCATGTTCCTCACGCTCGACGATGTCGTCGACGAGGGCAGCCTGTTCTTCTCAGCGATGGTGACGGACGAGGAGGGCAATCGCATCGGGGCACCTGGCAAGGACGGTAAGCCGGGCCGGCTGCGTCTCTACAAGGGTCACTTCGAGGACCACGTCGCTTTCGATCGCAATCGGCACGATCGTGATTGGAAGGAGAAGCGGCATCTTACTGAGGCGACGTACGGCTGGGCGATAACGGGGCACAAGTCGCAGGGCTCGCAATGGCAGAACATAGTCGTCTGGGATGATGGTCTGGGCCGCACGGACGAGGACCGGCGCCGCTGGCTCTACACCGTCATCACCCGCGCCGAGCAGGGTCTGGTGATCCTCGCGTGATCGATCTGAACGACGTCTGGCAGCCGCCAGCCCGTCTGGATCTCGACGCGATTCGTGAGCAGCTCTCCGCGACCGCGGTGGACTGGCTGCCTGGGCTCTTCCCGCAGGCGCGACCATCAGCGGACCGCAAGGCGCTCCGCTGTGCCGATCTATCGGGCCGACCGCCGCGAAACGAGGGCTCGTGCGTCATCAATCTGCGAGGCCCCCGGGCTGGTTGGGGTTACGACCACTCGACCGGAGAATCGGCCGGTCCCATTGACCTGATCCACTATGCCACTGGCCTGGCCGACGGCGCCTTGTTCGAAGAGGCAGCTCGGCTTGCGCGCATGGACGTCATTCCTGCTCGGCGATCGCCTGCACATCACGCACGTGACCACACGCACGAAGTCGCCCGGATCCTCGACGGCTGCCGCCC